GCGAAGGAGTAGACGTAGATACCGACGGCAGGACCGTTGGTGTGATGTTGGTATGGTTGGGTCAAGTTGAAATAACCAGCGTGTCTGGTAGAGAAACGGTCGTGTCCATTCAATTGTAGTTTAGCTTCGACTAAATGGTCTTTGTTAAGAGCATTTCCGAAGTTAGTCCATTGGTTAGCAGCAATGTTGGCGGCAGCAACGGTATCAACAACTGAATCAAGTTGGGTGGCCCAAATCAATTCCTTACAAGGATGGTTGAATGTCAATCGTTGTCTAACTGAGGTTTGAGCAACTGATTCAGCACCTTGGAACTGGAGTTGTTCGATGAGATATTCGTGGGTGACTTGAGCAAATTGACGACGTTCAATAGCATCAAGGTAGATATAATCGATGTAAAGGGATGCGTTGGTAAGAACTGGAGTTGGTGGAGTAGCAGTAGCAGATGCGACGTAACATTCAGAGAATGGACGGAATTCGATTTCAAACTTCACTTCATGGTCTTGTACACCCTGACTTTCGCCATATTTAGCGGAAACATACGCGTTTCCAGGGACTAGACTATATCTTAAGCCCATCATTGAAGGTGATTAGCCTTCTAGGACCCACTAACATTTAGTCGTTGAACCTTCATCATAGCCTTATCTTAACGGCTTTAGATGCTTGGCTGCGGATTTTCCAATCCTGAACGTTTTTACTATTGGGAACGGCAATTAACCGTGTTCCTTCTATATATTTCTAAGTAGAAGTAGTAGTTCAGGCTCTAAGGAGGTCCCCGCAATTTGGAAGTGTTGCAAAAGTGGTGTTTTTCATAATGTTTATAAGAAACTCTTTCTTACACTGTGAACAATTCACCATTTTCACTAGTACCTGTGGTTAGAAATAACAATAGTTATATCTTTAACTTACCCACAACCTTTATTACTTACCTTATAAGCTATTCGGTAAGAGGAGTACTTTTCCCAGCAGATTGTTTGTGAAATTTAGCAACAAACGGTTGACTGGAGAGCGATGAGAGGTAGAGCAAGACCGACATTTCGGCAGAACCAGAATTGTAAAGGAACTTGGAGGATAGCAGCGTTCTTGGTTGCTGCTTGGTCAGTAAGAGCGGCGGTATCACCAATCATTTCCTTGTAAGTAGCTTCGTGTTCTGCTTTTTGGGTCAATTCATTCCAGATGTGTAACCACGTTCCGTAATGTTTGTCAATTCGCGAACCACCGATGGAAATTTCGACTTCCTTGATGATTGTAGTACCAATGTTTCGGACCCATCCAACGGTACCAGCACCTCCGTTAGAAAGAGCAGGCAACGAGATTTGTAGGTATGTTTTGTGGATCAAATCACCATTTCGGGAAACAGTGGCAGATACTTTGCGACCGAAATCAACAGCTCCAGAGAAAGTCTGTTCGATTGATTCCATAGCAAAGTTGGTGTGTCTACGGTAGACAACTTTGAAGAAAGTGACGGTTGGGTCGGTTGTAAGATATACATCTTGCGAACCTTGAGCGACTAGTTGCATTAAACCTCCTGCCATATTTAGTTTATACTATTAGAAAAGAAAATAATTTTCGGGAATTAAACTTGTTTTCTATTCTATTCTAAATGTTTCTATTCTAAATGTTTCTATTCTATTATACATTCCAAAGACTTTTTGTTTTTAAATCAGTATTTTTTTGTAAAGTAATGGAAATGGAAATGGAATTACAAGAAGTCGATACAGACAGACAAATTATCATAGGTATCTTGGTATTCTTGGTGATATCTCATACAATTTTCGGGCTTGCTGGGATAGTTTCTATGGTTTCGTTTTTTGTAGGAGGGAATTTCCCTGTAGCGGATTACTTGTCTTTCCTTTCCGTATTTTCCTATTTGATTTGTCAACGATGTGTAGCTATAGACGCCTATGACTACGTGAAAGCAGACACAGAGAATCTTCCTGATTATGCCAAGGACAACTACTTTAGGAAGAAAATCCATAACTTCAAAGGCACTCAATCTGTAGATTACACGCATTTACGCCTTGATATCTTGGAAAATTTAGAACCTCTTAAGACTTGCTTAAACCCTGAAGAATTTAGCTTGTTCTTCAATAGAAAAGTTCAATATATCGTGTTTAATACTATACTGCTCTTAGCACTTGCTGTGAAGTACGATAAGAAACAGTACTTGATACTTTATATGTTTTGGGTATTCTGGACTTTCCCTGCTTAAATCTTACAGTTTTTTCTTCATAAGGTAAACTTTTACAGTCCTTGTACCTGGTATGAAAATTTCTTGAAGTGCTTTAAATCCTTGCTTGATGTACCATTTTTTCAAACCAATTTTTCCAAGTGAAAGCAGAGTTAAATTTTTAATCCCTTCATCACGAGCTTTACTTTCTACTACTTTTAACAAATTAACACCATCTTTATAATCATAACTATTGTTTTTGCTATTACAAAGAAGCTGAATGTTTATAGATTCTACAGGGTCATTTTCGTACCTTTCGTACTTGCACAGCACGAAGCTATGAACTGTTTCTTTCTGTGATTTTCTGAAATTTCTTATACCAGTAGCAGCTCTCATAGATTTTCTTATGTATCCAAAATCAAATTCTGAAAATTCTTTTATTACAGTTTCTGGATGTATTTCTTCTCTGCAAACACTGCTGCATTGAGTTATGACATAATTTTTTATGGTTTTAAGCAATGCGTGATGCTTGTCAAAGTAGATAATGTCTTCGTTCATTGTTCTTAGAATACTTCAAGTTTTTAAATCTTACATTTTTTCTTAGAATACTTGCGAATTCTTTTGATTTTTCTACCTTTGTAAACTTCTGAAGCTTCTTGAGTTTTATTGAAATTATTGAAATAATGATGGTAGTAAAAAGCATAACAAAGCGCATCGCTAGCATCATCTGCTTTACTACAATTTATCACGTGCTGCCAAATTTCCCGCTGTTCTTCGCTAAATTTATTATCCAAGAAATACCTTGCGTGTTGAATTGATTCGTACTTTCTCTTAGCATACCCTTTCTTTGTAGTAATTATCTCTGGTCCATCATACACCTTAAGCTTTTCTGTAGCTTTAACAAATTTTACAACAGTATCACCTACCATAAAAAATTCAACAAGTTTAGTATAAACCACGTGAGATATGAATTTCATTTTCACTGCGAATGATGGTTGGAGCTCTATCAAAACACACTTTACGTTTACGAGAGCTTCTTTGTTTGAAGCAAGCGTGTGATTTAAAGAAATTATCATAAATTTAGCAAGCTCTTGTAAGGTATAATCTTTTATTTTCTTACAAGTGTAAGGGAGTAGTTTACAATTTTTTGGAGAATGAGTTTTACAGAAAAATTCAGGACATTCTGGAGAATCCGAAGTTTTTACACTACATAGTTTGTCGCAAATCTTCCCATTTTTCTGAATAATTTTACATCTCTTTTCGCCTTCACCGGACGTTTCGCCGGGAGTTTCGCCTTCAAGAGTGTTATATACCCCCCAAAGTTGTATAACACCTTTGTTGTCTAATACACACATACTCAAGGTTTTTATGCCTATATCTATAGCTAGTACGCTGTTCATTGAAAGAAGGAATTATAAAAAAATACAATGGTTAACGACTGTTTCAAAGTTTGAATCTTCTTCGATAATCCAAGATGCTTGATTCAAGAGACTTTTTGTTCCAAATTACGTACCTAGAGAGACTTCCCGCAGAAAGAAAATTTTCCCAATCTTCTCTAGCTTGATGCCTAGCGATATACCTCGCTTTTCTTCGCCAATCACGATGTATTGTAAAATCCGACATTCCAGCGGCTCCAAAGTGAACTGTTTTGCGTCTTTTTGTTGTTTTATTTTCAAAAATTGCCATCAGTTTCTTAGCAGGTTTAAAACTTTTTGATATACTTATTAAGATGTAATCTACCATTTAAATTCAGTAGTTCTTTAATTAAGTGTATAAAAAAATCTTTTGATATTGTATAGTATGCTATCTGGCTATTATAAAAACAACACACAATTCGGGGAAAGAATATCGCGATCTGAGCAACTAAAGAAGAAATATCCAGACAGACTGCCTTGTATACTAGAACACGGGGGTAAAGAACCACACGTTTCTTTAACACAGGCAAACTTTCTGGTTCCAAAAGATAAAACTTTTGGAGAATTTGCTTACAGTATACGTAGTAAAATGACTGTAAAGTCTAGTCAATCACTGTTCTTTTTTGTGAACAACAAAATTCCTGTATTTTCAAAAACATTTTCTGAAATTTACAGCGAAAACAAGGACCTTGATGGATTTCTGTATATTGTAGTATCTGCTGAAAATTGTTTTGGAAGCAATTAACTTGCGCGCTGATTGACTAACGAAATGGTTTATACACCTTTATTTCGTTAGGCTTTGCATTAGCAGTTTGCTTGGCGTATAATTCTTCAAAGTAAGCTTTGCTTGAAGCAATATCTTTGACTTTTTTAGAAACCTGGCATTCG